TACAATAACCGTCGCGGAAGACGAATATATACTAGACAAGGCAGAGGAAGAGGGTATTGATGCTCCTTACTCATGTCGTGCTGGTGCATGTAGTACATGTGCTGGTAAAGTATTGTCTGGTACAGTGAATCAAGAAGACCAATCTTTCCTGGATGAAGAACAGTTGGAAGCAGGTTTCGTTTTAACATGCGTAGCTTACCCCAGATCAGATCTTAAAATTCAGTTAGGAGAGGAGGAAAACCTGTATTAATGAGACATATGAGACCACAATTAATAAAAGCACTGTTAGCACATGCTAATGGTGAGATAGCAAAGCATAGGGCTAACGTTGAGATTTATTTTGAGAACCCAGTAGGCATTGGTGAACATTCAGATATTACTGGTGCTATAGGTGAAGAACTTGATAAGATCGCACGTTATCATGATCAAATTGAAGTGATTAATAAGTATTTTAAAGATGGATCTAGCCAAACAACTTAAAGTAGGTACGAAGAAGTCACACTCTGCTGCAGAGAATACTTCTTTCGTAGCTTCATTCCTTCGTGGAGTTGTAGACGAGGAGAGTTATAAGACCTTAGTGTCTGACCTTTACTTCGTCTATCGTGCTATGGAGGAGGAAGTAAGACGATTAAAGAATAATGAATTCGTTAAGGTAGTATACTTCCCAGAGTTGGAGCGAGAGTTAGCACTAGAGAGAGACGTTAGATATTATTGGGGTCCTAACTGGAGGGCAATCATTACACCATCAGATTCTGCTCAACTATATGCTAATCGCATACGTGAGATTGGGTTAAAGGATCCTTTGCTGTTAGTAGCACACCATTACACACGATACTTAGGTGACCTGTCTGGTGGACAGATACTTAAGGGTATCGCACAGAAGGCTATGAACCTAAGAGAGGGTGAAGGTCTTCACTTCTATGAATTTGAACAGGTAGAAGACACAAAAGAATTTAAAGTTAAGTACAGAGCAGCATTAGACACACTAGAGCTTGACCAATCACAGATAGATGCTATAATAGCTGAAGCAAACTATGCATTCAAATTAAACATGTATGTGTTTGACGAATTAGCAGGAGGTAAACGTGACAGTTGGAAGGCATTCTTCAAGGTTGTCTGGGGTTTCATCACGAGGAAGTGATATGAGAACGGTCTCCTTTCACATCTATAAAGGAGAGGAAGTCGTTTTGCATAATTTATCTGTCGATCAACTAGAGAAGTTTCTGGTTGATCATCATGGTAACATTGGTGTGTTTGATATAGTTGCTTTGGAAGATCCAGAGTATGATGAAGCAAGTTTTTAAGTATGGGACAGTTTGGAATTCAACCGTTGTATGCAACACCAGTTTACACTGAGCTGTTTGATCCAACAAGTAACCTAGATCTTATGCAAGATGAGATTGATCTAGCAATAACTACTACAGAATTTAATTTACCAGGTGAGCACAAGTTTTCTGACCAACTAGGTCATGGTATTTGTAGAGGAGAATTTGATGGTGACTGGTTGCAAGAGAAGGCATGTGTGTCCTTCATTACATCATTGAATGGTGCAATAGAAAGGTACTGTAAGTACATTGGGTTCCCTTCTAGTGCATCTTACTTTAAGGATAAGGATAATTTAAACTACGATAGAACTTCTTGGATCAATAAGTTTCAGAAGGGTAGCTATGCTCATATCCATAGTCATTCGACTACAGATATCTCTGGTGTATATTATTACAAGGCAGAGCCAGACAGTGGATCTATCTTCTTTGAATCACCAGTCAGTCAAGCGAGTTGTACTGATGCATGGGTTCAGTTGACTAATCGATTTGCCATACCACCGAAACCAGGACTGCTAGTATTATTTCCTGGATGGTTGTGGCATGGTGTGAGCACCAACTTTACAGACCATGAGAGGATCAGTATCTCTTGGAACATCAAGTTTAAAAGGACTTGACAAGGTACTTCACAGTATGTTATAAATAAATTTGGTCGGGTAACCGATCCTTACTTACCCCAAACCAAGACCACGGGGTTCATGTCTTATCATACAAGTAAAATCGCACTCTTTTTTAAATGACTACTCTGTCACAACGCCAGAGCAGCCCGCTTCAAAATTGGGACGAGTTTTGTCGGTGGGTAACATCCACTAACAATCGCTTATATGTTGGTTGGTTCGGTGTCCTTATGGTACCTTGTCTTCTAGCTGCTGCTACTTGTTTCATTATAGCATTCATTGCTGCTCCTCCCGTAGATATCGACGGGATCAGAGAACCAGTTGCTGGCTCTCTACTCTATGGTAACAACATCATCTCTGGTGCTGTAGTTCCATCTTCTAATGCTATTGGAATGCACTTCTATCCCATCTGGGAAGCTGCTACTCTAGATGAGTGGCTCTACAACGGAGGTCCATACCAGTTAGTAATCATGCACTTCCTTATTGGTATCTGTGCCTACATGGGTCGCCAATGGGAGTTATCATACCGTTTAGGTATGCGTCCATGGATTTGTGTTGCTTATAGTGCTCCAGTATCTGCTGCGTTCGCTATCTTCCTCATCTATCCATTCGGACAAGGATCTTTCTCTGATGGAATGCCATTAGGTATCTCAGGGACGTTCAACTTCATGTTTGTGTTCCAAGCAGAGCATAACATCCTCATGCATCCCTTCCACATGTTAGGTGTGATAGGTATGTTTGGTGGAGCATTGTTCTCTGCTATGCATGGTTCACTTGTTACCTCGTCACTGATACGAGAGACAACTGACAACGAAAGTCAGAACTATGGATATAAGTTCGGACAAGAGGAAGAAACATACAACATCGTCGCCGCCCACGGGTACTTTGGTAGACTAATATTCCAGTATGCTTCTTTTAATAACTCACGATCACTACACTTCTTCTTAGCGGTGTTCCCTGTGGTCTGTGTCTGGTTTACATCCATGGGTATATCAACCATGGCATTCAACCTGAATGGATTTAACTTCAATCAATCTATTCTGGATGCTTCGGGTAGGGTTGTTCCGACATGGGCAGACGTGCTCAATAGGGCAAACCTAGGTATGGAAGTTATGCACGAGCGTAATGCTCACAACTTCCCACTAGACCTTGCTGCTGCAAGCGAAACACAGGTTGCACTCATTGCACCTGCTATCGGTTGACATATTACCTGTAACATAGTATACTAAGGAGGTCTTTGACCTCCTTTTTTATGGCTGAGAATGATTTGTGGGAAGATATGCGTACTTTAAACGATCTTTATGAGAAGTTAAGATGGGGACATGAAGACAAATTAGATTTCTTTATTGAGGGTCAGCGTATAATTATAAGAAACAAGACCCGTGAAGATCTAAATAAACTACTATGACAGATGAGTTAAAAAAACTATTCTATACTAAGAACGAGGTTAACATGTTGATCCAAGCAGCAGTTGCTGAGGCAAAGGAATTGGATCGCATATCGATGGCAAATCATAACAGATCTGCTACTATCATTAGCATGATCCTCGGTCTAATTTGTCTAGCTTTATTTGTTGACGGTTTACTTAGGATACTTGGTATCATCCCACCATTCATGGACTTGGATGTGAATGTTATCGATGATGTCATCGAGAAAGTAGAGAGTGATCTGACCCCACTGATAGAGAAAGCACAACGTTACATACCAGGAAGATGACTGGCACTATAGATACATCCCCTAGTTCAATAAGAACCTTTGCAATTTTAGTTCTAGGTATAGTATGGTTCTACATCCTATGCCACCCCCCTAAAGATGATGAATGAAAAGATGGTTGAAGCGATTAAGAACTGGGAAACAGAGTACCTCAGTATGAATAAGTCTCTTTCGGATAGAGAGAAAGAGATTCTTAAAGGAGATTCTATCAAGTCACATGAGGGTATGTTATTTGGTAGGATGTATGCAGACTGGAAAAAAGAAAAAGGATTTGATAATGACAACACAACACAAAGAGACTAAGTATTATATCTTTTGGACTGCTGCTATGATTGCTTTCATAGTCCCGCAAGTCTTCACTGCTTATGCATACATGAGTATCAAGGATCGTCTTGATCAACCTGTACGTATAGAACTAAGCGATAGTATTAAAGTTAAGCTATGATTTTTCTAATTTCAATAATGTCCTTTGCAAACTTTGTATTCTATCCTCTTGTGATAGGTACGTTGGTTGCTGTTGTGATAGAACAGATCCTCAGAGCAAGAGGTGATGCAGAGAATCCAGAAGATCTTAGAAGGGTTGCTATCTCTATGGGTGTACGTAAGTATCTCTATAGACAAGCATGGGTCTTTAATATTATATGGTTTGTTGCATACTTTATTCTTATGCTTACTGTTGGAAGACAACAACCAGCAGCAATGCCCGACATGATTTGGCAAGGATGATGATGCAATTTAGAGAAGGAGATATCAAACGTATCATACATGCCTGTGAATACTACAGGAGTATTATACGCAGTCAGGATGCAGACCTAGCTAAAAAATATGATAGGGTCTTGGATCATCTACATGATTACCAGACAGAGATGGAGTGTCCTGACTGTTGGGATCCTGAAGGTACTTGTGTGATACATGGTTGATGTACGTGATGACTTCCTCCCAGAGGGAATTTGGAATGATATTAAAACTGAGATAACTGGTAAGTTTCCATGGTATTGGAGTGATAGTGTACTATCAAACAGTCCTGTACTCTGTGAGCCTCAATACAATCATCAGTTCTTTAATGTATTGTATGCTAACAACCTTAAGCAGAGTGACAAGTTGTTTGTCTTTGCTCCTGTCCTTGATGCGTTAGAGATAAGATCATTAGTCAGAGTGAAAGCTAACCTCAACGTGAGGACAGATGAGATAGTAAGGCATGGTTTTCACACTGACTTTAAAGGTATGACTACTGCTATTCTTTACTGCAATACTAACGATGGCTTTACAGAGTTTAAAGATGGTACTATAATAGAGAGTGTAGAAAATCGATTGGTTATTTTTCCCTCAGACATGAGGCATACAGGTACTACATGTACCAATGCAAAGAATAGAATCGTAGTAAACATAAATTATTTCTGATGACTGAAGCAATGCAGTGGGCTAACCATGAACTATGGATGACTGTCTCATTTTGTAGTGGACTGTTCCTTGGGTGGGCTTTAACTTGGAGACCTCCTGAGGAGAAATGACTTTCTGATTACAGAAAAGTCGGAAAAAAAATTCGGGGTATTTTTTCTCGCGTAGGTTTTTTATGTCTAAGAAGAAAAAATCTAAGAAGAAAAAGAAATGTAAGAAGTGGAAGTGCTCAAAGTATACGGGTGACAAATGCAATTGTGGTAGGAGACTATGCTAATCTGGAGTTCAAATTATATAATGCCAGTAGATCTTCGTGATACTATCAAGGAGAGGATGGAAGGAGATCATAGTGACAAGAAGAGATTCTATACTACATTTCATTCAGGTGATAAGTTCCAAGACTTATTAATTCCTTACTACTCTGAGCTTGTTTCTGATATGATGAAAGACTTAGGGATGTACAAGAGATCTCAGTATGATTTTAGTTTGTGGGCTCAGATGTATAATTCAAACACTGATAGTCACCCACCTCATGCACACTTCACTAGCAATGAGATTATATCATTCACTCATATCATTACTGCATCTAAAGATAGGTGCTTCTATTTCTTAGACGATGAAGATAATAAAATATATCATACACATCAGGACACTGGAGACATCTTTGCCTTCCCACCATGGAGATTGCATGGAGTTGATCCAGTAAAGGAAGAGGGTGTTGACAGAATGATTGTTGCAGGTAATATAATGTTGAGATCATACCATAGACCAGAGGATCATGTCTCTGCATACTCTGAGAAGGTTGGTATTGGTCAATGTATGTGGAGGTACCATGATTAAAGAGTGTCCTTTGTGCACAGCTAAGTGGATTGGAGAACAGTTGTATTGGTCTACAGGTAAAGCTGGGTGTCCACATGATTTGGCTGGATTATTGTGCAATGATATAAATAATGAACGTTGTATTAATCCCTGTAAAGGTTCCACTAGTGGTGTCACATGGGCACAACGCAGACAATTTCTGGACAGTTTAAATGAACAAAGTTAAAGGAGCATTCAACAAAGTCGTTGAATGGGATAAGAAAATTATTAAAAAATGCCAAGACAAATTTGGATGGACAGACTATCAAGTAGTTGTCATCTCATTTGCTAAGGGATTTGTTATAGGTGCAATTTTATTATGATTAGTTTATTAGCAGCAGCAACCCTTGATTTGAATGAAGCATGGAACTTATCATGGGGTGAAGGTATTCAGTTTATACTGGTGCTTGCCTTTGTATATTGGTTGAAGGTGAAGATAGATACAAGAGCAGGTCTTGGTAAGAAGAAGCTGAGACAGTTGAAGACTGTAATCAAAGAAGCAATTCAAGAAGCTAATGGAACTGAACGATAACAATATTATTGAGGTTCTTAGTGAACTAGTCCCATACATCGAAGCAGATGGTGGGTGGTTAGAGTATGTTGAGACAGACTACATGACAGAGGGTGCTTTTGTTAAAGTAAGACTGGGTGGTGCATGTTCATCATGTGCCATGAGTTCTCAAACTCTTAAGATGGGAATTGAACGCAAACTAATGCAGGAGATCCCTGACATTGCAGGAGTAATACAGGTATTGTAAAATAAATATTTGGGTAACGTGGAGTTGAAAGATCATGTCCCACTATACCGTTCAGTACTTAGATAGTACACGGCACCATCAAAGCATCTGCGAGTATGCAGACGATGCTTTCTCAGCAAGAAATCAGGCAGTACAAGACGTAGAGTATTTACATTCACACCCGAATAGTATAGACTGTATTACGAGTGAAGGATCACTCTTTAGTTCTCATATTTAATATCATGAAAACATTTATTCAGACTTTATGGTTGATGCTTATAGCATCGGCTATTATTTTCATGCCGCAAATGGCATATGCTGCAGAAATACAGATGGGTTCTAATGGGAACCTTGTTTTTAGTCCTAACGAGCTTAGCATCTCTGTGGGTGATCAGGTTACATTCATTAATGGAGACCTTCCACCACACAACATGGTTGTAGCAGACCACCCAGAGCTATCACACCCAGACCTTGCATTCACAGGTGGTGAGACATTCACTGTCACTTTTGATGAGGCAGGAGAGTATGAGTTTCAATGTGAACCTCATGCTGGTGCTGGTATGAAGGGTGTCATCCATGTCCAATAGGTATAAGGAAGTAGGAGTTGACATCGAAGCAGGTAATGCTTTTGTTAATCAATTGAAAGAGAAGGCACCTTCTATAGGTGGCTTTGGTGGTATGTTTAAGGTACCTGCAGGGTATGAGAATCCTATCTTGGTTTCTGGTGCTGATGGTGTAGGTACTAAGATAAACATAGCAAGAGTTGCCAATGATTATAGTACTATAGGTATTGATCTCGTTGCCATGTGTGTCAACGATGTGATTACTTCTGGTGCTAAGCCTTTATACTTCTTAGATTATATTTCTACTCAGAAATTAGATCCTAACGTAGCATCTATAGTAGATGGTATCGTTAAGGGATGTTGGATGGCAGGTTGTGAGCTCCTTGGTGGAGAGACAGCAGAGCATTCCAGACAGAGAGAATACGATCTTGCTG